AACGGGACTGGCAGCACCAAAGAGTTTAACTTGAAGTGCTTGGATGGATTGACGAGTCAATGCGATTTGAAGTGTAGACGCTAAAATCCATGTGTTGAAGAGGATGAGAAGAAAGTTGCTATCGTCTTCTTCGTCCAAAGCCTCAAGAGCTAGATCAACGCGGCCTTGTTCAAGGAAGACGCGGATGCGTTCAATGTTGGCATCCGACTTGAGTTGATTGACGCGAGCAAGGAAGTCTCTTGACAGTTGTTTTTCGGCATCTGCAAAAAGAGCTTCGATCTTGTCAATGTCGTCTTCGCGGCTTTTAAGAACCCTAGTCATTCAAGATTTCGTATGTATTTAAGGGTGAAGCGCCATCCGTTCCATAAGAGGCAGCACCAAACCCAAGACCAGAGTTATATGACTTGAGATAGGGGCGAAGAAGAATGAGGATGTTTTGCGGCCAATTTGAGTAGGCGGATGGAGAGTAGAAGGAATTTGACCGGTACGATTCTATTTCAACACTACCGGCCTTGAGGCGCTTTGTTTCTGCTTCAGCAACCGTGCCACCGAGAATAGCAGTTGAGCCCGTTGACAGAAGGGATGCAATCAGAATTGTTGCATCCGCAAAGGCCGGAATTAGTTCCCGTTCGGCTTGGGTGTCGGCTGCATCGATATATGACAAAGAGTCAATAAAGCGCGATGCAGAAATGAGAAATGCGCCCTGTTGATCCGCAGACAATGCGGACCACGTTGCGTAGTTTAAATCAGGGATAAGGAAAATATTGGCCTCCGAAATTGAGGCGTATGAAAAATAGCTATTGCCGGAAAGAGTGATTGTCGCCATTACACATTCACCTGATTTTGTTGAGCCTGCATCTGACGATCTTCCAGCATTTGTGCTGCGACTTTTTCAAGGTCAAGGGGAGAAATTCCGAGCATGGACCTAAGATCATTGATAGCTTCATCATCCGGGGCCAGCGGCGCACCAGCCGTTGCCATGTCCTTCAAAACGATAGCCACAGATTCAGCGTCCTTGTCAGAGATTTCTTCGACCTTGAGTTTGGGCATAAGCGTCTTGTCGAATCCGTTCAATTCCCAAAGTCTCGTGACAACATCCTTGTTGACGCCTTCAACGATATCGTTTAGCGTGGAGTTGACAGCCAAATAAGCATTAGACGATTTGTCGCGAGAAAGAGCCTGAGAGCCGCCACCAGAAAGCATCTGTGCTTCAGACGACAAGACACGTGCGATTTCCGTTTGAATACGCTCTATGGCTTTGCCAATGTCTGCCAGACCGTTTGAAGCGCCACCAGAGAGAAGTTCCAAGTCCCATTGCTTGTTTGACGTGACAGAGACGCCAGTATCAGAGCGGGACTCGTAGGGCTTGGAATCAAGGATGATCGAAGTCTCAGGAAGCTTGGACTTCATGCGAACAAGGGCTTCCATTTGGGCAATGGCTGCTTGACCTTGTTCTTTCGTGATTTCCCCATTGTTCACGGCCTTTTCGATTTCGGCCAACGGCACACGACCAATGGGGATGTTGCGCAAGTCTTTTGCGTAACCCATGACTTCCAAGTCAAGCAGCCGTTGCAGCCGTTCGCAAGACTCAAACACATGCCGAAGAACGCCCATGCCAGCGGGCGAATCGTTCATGAGGTTGTCAACGAGGTAAAGGCACTTCTTGCGCGGGATATAAAGCGTTTGCCCGTTGTTTGGGTTCCGCTGACCAAAGCCAAGAAGATTGCCGTTATCGTCAACGTCGAACTGGTCAATAGTGCGAACGGGACGATTTTCGATTGAGCGGAAAAAGACGTTGCCATCGTCAGAGCGAAAGGCGCATAGCTCCCCAACCGAGTAGCCTAGATATCTGTGCATGGACGCATGTTTGATGACTGTTGACCAAGATTGGTCAAGCTCGTGCATCATGCGTTCAACAAAGTCTGCATATTCGCCAGACTTATCTTCTTCGGCGGCTTCAACGGACCAAACGGCAGAAGACGCCAGCGCCGTAAAATAACGAACGCCAGCGCCGACGACTGCGATATTCGACATGATTTCTTCGTAACGGGTGGACCGCTGAAGATATGTCAGTTTGATATTTTTTTCACGGTCTACGATGTAGCCGTTGACGATCTGTGCGCCAGAAACCCCGGCCTCAGAGAAAGGCGAAACGGTCGGGCGCTTAGTGCCAGCCCCAAAAATACCAGAGAAAATATTAGCCATTATGTTTTCCGATTATCGCGAACGGGGATCGTCAGAATTGTCATCCTCGTTCGTCGCAGGGTATGAGCCTAATGGCCGTGATTCATCGTCTGTCATTGCCTCTTAACCTTCTTCAGATATAGAAAAGAAAGAAAGAGTGGAATCAGCAGCGACAGCGCGGGTTGTTGGGTCTGCATGAGACCAAGCAAAGCTGATAGTGTCGCCGGGGACGACTGAAATTAAATTCTGTGCTTGCGCACCTCCAATTCCATAGCCCGTAGTGACTGCGGACCCATTCTTTCGGATAAAACAGCGGACTTCATACGTGGTTGATGTAGAAGTGCGTATTTGAGCAAAGACCTTCAAGATGCGATGAGATGTGGCCGTATAACTCGGGCTTGACCACTCCTCCTGAGCGTCTAGTGTCGCCGTTCCGCCGAGATTGTCAACAACGTCTTGCGCCGCCGTGGTCGTGTTGAACGCGCCTCTGACTGCCGCTTTATCAGCCGAACGAATATCAGCGAGTGCGCCGAACGTTTCCGCAACGGTTGCACTTACAACCCGGTTGTCTCGGAACAAGTTCAATGTGCCGTTACCAGCCGCATAAATGCCATATTTACCAGTTGCACTGCAATTGATATAGTTGTCAAAAACCGCGTTGTTGCGAGGAAGCGTGGTTGTGCCGCCGTTGTCGCTTGTCCTGATGCCAGCGGTATCGTTGGCATTCCACGCGCCGTTATAGTTGATTCGTTCAATTGTGTTATTGGCGATAAGGTTTCTTTCCGTGTCGCCCGACGCAAAAGTTGAACCTTCGAGCGCAATGCCAGCAAGGCCCGCGCCGTCAATTGTGTTGGCGATAACTCGCGTGCGGCGACCGCCGTGGATCAGTTTAACGCCGAAGACATAGGCGTCCTTGATGACGTTGTGGCTGATGTCGATGGTGTCACCAAAGCTGTCGATGCCCTCGCCAACGCCCTCGATGTAGTTTCCGATGACCTGATGACCATACGAAAATTCTCTGGCGATATTGATGCCATCGGTCTGATAGTCATCCTCCGCGAGTGTGGTAGCGCCGACCGTCAGATTCTTGATCGTGTTGTGGTTGATCCTGCAATTTACGGACAGAATGCTGTTGACGAGGTCGTTGTCGAGTTCAATGCCGGTGATCTGCGGAAGTGTGAAGCCGGAGACGTTGGTGGTGCAATCATGGATATAGTTGTGTTCGACAACGCCATTGATGACCGAGTTAAGGCAGATTGCCGTCGCGACAGGAAGGCCGAAGATTTCGATGCCTTGGATGACGGGGGCGATAGCGTTAAGGACGGCGATGCCCTTCAGCACACGCCCATCAAGAACCTCGCTTTCAAGAATAAAATCCTTGAGAATGCAGCCCTCGTGTGGCGTGAAAGGCGTCGTCAAGCCGCCCTTGACGATGATGCCAACCGCGTTGGGATCAAACCGAGTAGCGAAAAGCTCGCTTGTGTGATTGAATCCGGTCGAGTCCATAATAAACCGCGCCGTTCTCCCCACGCCGACGATGCCGCCGCCGTTTGGGATGACGAGGCTTTCCGTGATCAGGTAGCTTGCTCCCGGAGTTGGCGTCACAATGCCTGCATTTAGAGCGGCCTGAATTGCCGCCGTATCGTCTGTCACGCCATCACCAATGGCACCGAAGGCTTCAGGCGTGACATAAATGTTGGATGCAAATTGAAGATCGTAACCGCTCAAATCATCCTTGACGACGATTGATTTTCCAGCATCACCAGAACCAATAAGTGGCAAGTCAACACTAGCGACCGCCAATTCAGCGGCAGCCTGTGCAGCTTCAGCGGCAGCCTGTGCAGCTTCAGCAGCAGGGACAATTGCAGAAGACGCCTGATCGCTCAAAAGTCGGAAGGAAGAGCCGCTTTCAAGATAAGCGGCAAGAGCACCAGCAACAAGACCACCGGGGGCAATCTGGTTTCCAGACGCGGTCAAAAGAGGCTTTGCCGCGCCACCGTTTTCAGAAACGGTAACGTTTCCGGTATTTGATTCAAAAATATTCGTGACGCGCAAAACCGCTTGCGAAGTTGGAATGCTAGACGTTACTTGAATGGCGTTCGCGGTTCCTGTTCCAACATCTGACATTTTGGCAAACGAATATGGAAGGTCGGCAACTCGCGTCCAAGAACCAGAACCACTCGCGCCTTGCTTTTGGTAAATGCCGTTATATGCAGCGGTCGTATCGTTCACAACCCATGCCAAAGTATTTGCAGCATAAGCCAAATTGGCATACAAGTTTGCGCGAGTGGTGAAGATCGAAGAGTTTCCGCCTTGATCGGCAAACGCTTCGATGGAAGTCAAAAATTCGCGAATGTCAGCCTTAATAGGTTCGTGTGCCCCCGACGCCGGGACGCCATCGGTTGCAAAATCGCGAAAAATTTCATCTGCGGACTTAACCATTTAAAACCTTTAAAAAAGCGCCTAGCCAACGTGAAAGGAGGAAAGCCATTGACCGCTGATTATTGCTTTATCGATGCAGACCAGCACTTGTTACACGCGGGCGGGCGCGTGATGGGGACGATCAAAAGGCATAGTATCATAAATGGCGACAAAAGTCAAGTGATTTGTTAGGGAATGAGCAAAAAGATTGACGAAATGGGACGGTTTGAAAAATGGGGGATTGGTGATGAAGTTTGCAGTCAACAAAAACAAACAGTTAACGAGAAATTCTTACGTTACGTAAATCACATTCAACACCCAACAAGGGAAGGTCCTCTATATATATCCTATCTATAATTATACTATTTACTTCTCTCTCAATATATCTTAAAAAGAAGGGTAATTTTGAGGGATTGAAATTAAGCCATTGATATCATTAGATATTAATTCATCACTTTTGGTCCACACCGACTCATCACTAAAGTTTGGTGGTGGATTTTTGAGGAGTTTGGGGCTAGTGACAGCGTTTGGATGGACTCGATAATCCGTTACGGATGCGGAATGATATGAAAAATGAATAGATTTTGATAGATATCGGTTGACTTGTGGCGCGGGTTTGTTTATAAGGGTGTTAGTGAAATTTGGAGAGAATGAGAATGAATACGTTTCGGATTGTTCCGACAAGTGGCCTTTGGTTTAAAATTCAAACCAAGTGCTATTTTCTTTGGATTCCGTTTTGGCGAGATGTAAACGACTTGACTTATCCAAGTGTGGAACGGGCGCGGGAAGCAGTTAAGCATCTGCAAGCTTCGCAACGACAGCTTGCGAGGCATAACAGCCAGAAACCAATTATCGTAGAACCGGAAGAGGAAGTTTGAAATGAACAGCAAAACCCCAAACTATTTTGGCTACGGCCTAACCATCATCGCTGCGATTTTTATCGCACTCGTCGTATTTGGAGCATAGACACATGACTATTGAACATTTGGTAATTGCGGCTATCGTTGTCGCGGCTTTAGTGTTTTTGGCTTTCACCACAGACAACAACACACGAGGGTGACATGACCTATATTGTCTATTACTATTTCTTCGGGCAGTTCTTCACCGAAGACTTCACGCCGGAAGAGTTTGAGAACGTGTTTGACGGCGGAGCAATCTTGACACGACAAAATGAAGGGTGGATGATTGTTTGAGAATCGGAACAAAAGTCAAGATCAAACAGATATCGAATTATACATTCGATTCCAGACTCCCTAGCCTAGCGCCGGGGAGCGTCGGTCGAATTGTCGATGAGTTCCAGCATCCGTATCGCTGGGATGACCACTGGTGGATTGTGCGGCTTGCGGATGGGGATTTCCCATTCTATTTCGAAGAGCTAGAAAAATGTTAACTCTCGTCATTTGTCTATTTACAGTAGGCCTTGCATTCTCTACCCTGATAAAGGTCGTCTACATTGACGTATTCGGTCACTGGCCATCGTGGCAAGAGATTTTTGATTATCACAAAACAGATGAGGTTGAAGAGAATGAGTAAGTTTAAGGTTGGAGATATTGTGTCGCCAAATGTTGATTACTATTGGTCGCCGCATTGGCAAAAGTCTGAAGTCATTGGCTTTGATCACGTAGGCACTAAAATTAAGAACACGGAAGGCGTTGCAGGCCATATTGCTGTTGACTCTCAATGGAAGGTAGAAGAAACAGAACCAAAATTCAAAGTCGATGATCGTATTACGTGGGGCACCAAGGCTTTTAGCGGTATCGTCAAGACCATTGATCAAAAGTTCGACAAGGTGACTTTCGAAGCCGATAGTTGGCTAGATGTTGACCGGGGGACGTCTTGGGGTTCGCCGGATGAATATCATCTGTTGTCGCAGATCGAAGAAACCGTTGAAGTTTTGAAAGAGGTTGCCGTGTCAAAGCCAAACATCGAAGTCAAGTCAAAATGGACCGATGGCGAATTTATTGTTACTGTGGTTTATGTGAGTGAAGGTGAAGCGGCTTCGGTGTTTTACGTTCATGATGATGGCTCTGGAACTGGTCAATACATCGAAAACTTTGTTGACGACTGGAAGCCATACAAAGAACCAAAGACCATTACGCGGTGGACTTATGTTTATCGGGATGAGTGCGGTGAAACGCTTATGGACTGCGAACTTTATGATACGGAGAAAGAAGCCATTGATGGTCTTCGTCTCGATACCTTTGGTTGCGGGACGCTAATTCGAACTTTGAAAGTGGAATACACTGAAGAATAAAGTCAAGGGGCAATTGCCCCTTTTCTAAAATATACGTGGTCCAAAAAACATGCCGTTGGTTGACGGCGGAATGGCTAGTGGTTGAGGCGTGGCGGCTTCGGTAATGATACGAGGGCCGAAGGTTGCTGCGCCTCCTGCGTGTCTTTGGGCGCGGCGATGCAACTCTAGCGCGTACCGGCAGGGGTCGATTCCGTGGTTCTCTTTGTCTTCAAATTCGTTTAGAATCTCTTCGGTCTTTGGATCAACCTTGTATTTGTACATTGAAAACTCGCGCACGATGTTTTTGCAACGTGGGTGAATAATAATGTCAAATGACTGAAGGAACTCGACGCCTTCGCGAATGCTGTTTGGGCCTTTGGTGCAAGGTACGATGCGAGGAAAGCCATTGCGGCGCAAGTAGTCGATTGTATCAGGACGAGAGCTATCGGCTCTAATTGAGTGCCTTGCGGCTTCAGGGACCGTGTTAAACAAGGTTGGCAAGTCTTCAATTTTCACTTGCGCTTTATAAGCCTCATAGTCAATATACAATTTGCGACCGTCCATGAACATACGGACCAAAGACGCAGGGTCTTTATAGCCAAAGTCGGCACCGAACAAGAATTTAGCGTCTTCGGGTGTGTCGAATTCGTCAACAGACCAGTTGTGAAAGACTTGTGCATCTGAACGGGAAAGATATTCGCCTTCCCAAATATGCGCGTAGTCGTCTTTGTTGCGTTTTAGGTCAACTTGTCTTTCAAGCTCAAGTTCTTTAGGCCACCAAGGATTTTGCGCCCACGATGTTTTGATGACGCAAAAATCAGGATCGTTTTCAACGCCGGGAGCGCGTAGGAACTCGTCAATGGCATCTGTTGGTGAAACAGGGTTCCATGCAAACCACGCCTCTGAATTGGCGGCACGAAGTGTTGGGCGAAGTTTGCGCAACGATACTTTGCTAAGAGATGCAGCCTCTTCGCAGAAGAACCTATCAAAGCCGGTTAGAGATTTGATCGAATCCGAATTATGCGATTGCATCCCTTGAAAGATGACTAGACCGTCAGCCGATTTTTCCCCCGGCATCTTGTTGCGCTTGATGACGCGATCTTGAATCTCAAAATATCGCTCGGCCCCAAACTTCTTGATCTTCTCTACAAGCATTTCCTTGATAGAGAACTGGATTGATTTCTGGACTTCGCGAATACCACAACACTTCAAATTCGGGTCTTGAATCATCTGTGCAATCATCAACTCCGCAAAAAATTCCGACTTGCCAGCGCCACGGCCTGAATAAACCCCTTTATAGCGACGAGGGGTTAGGAGTGGTTGCGCCCAGCGAGGGACAGAAATTTCTAAAGTTACTGGTTTTTTCGCCATTGACAACAGCCAATCGTTTCTGTATAAGTGGTTATGAAGTTAACAGCCCTAAAACTAAAATCAATAAACCCTGAAGACTACATCCTAGCGATTAGGGCCGCAAAGAGCTTTGCCAGTGAGGATAAACCCGTTGGCATTAGGCATGGGACGGTTTTTGCTTATGGAAATGAGCAAATGACAAGGAAGCACGAAACGGTGCTATATGTTTATCGCACGAAGACGATGGTTGTGGTGAGGTATAGCAGTTGAAACATGAGTTGATCTTGAAGCCACAGCCGATTGCCGATGGATGGTCGGCGGAATGCAAATGTGGAAAGTTTTGGTCTTTTGCCAACTTCTATGTTCACGACACGAAAGAAAGTTTGTTTCGGGAATTAGAGAAACATTTTAAGCAGCATAAGAGGGAGTGTAGTTAGAGGGCTTCGGCCCTCTTTTCTTTTGGTCTACGATGACATATCAAATATGAATGATTGTGTGGGATTATAGATCGGATATGACCGGTTGCCACCTACCGGCGCTAGTCTTACGTGCTAGCGGCTTGTCCCGATTGGACGGTTGATTTAGGACGACAAAGCGATGACTCACAATGCGCCTTGGCCTTCCTGCCGTTGACAAATACGAATATACAGACTGTTCACGTCCCCGTCAACCCTCTAAAAACAATTATTTGTTGATTATTGGCTGTTGACAATGGGTTTGGGGATGGGGTAGAAGGGAGGGAAAGGAGATTTATCAATGTGTGACCTTAAGGCTATGTGTTGGGCAAAACAACACAGTGACCAAATGAAGTGCGACTTGTGTAATTTAGTTTGGGATGTGAACGACCCATCCCCACCCAGTTGCATTGCATCAATTGAGTTGAAGCAAGCGGCAAGAAAAGGATGGATTAGAGTTGATTTACCACAAACAAAGGACAATTGACTATGGAAACAAAACAACTAGGCTCAATCCCCGACCCACATTACTATCTCATGACGTTTGAAGTCGATGAAGATGGGACGTTTTATGTGTTGGCTTGGGCGTATGGAACACGGTATGTCTTGGCTAAGTACACCAAGGATGGGGAATTTTGGATGAGTGAGGATTGACTATGGAAGATGAACTAGAAACGACTGTTTCTCGGCTAGAAGACCGCGTAACAACGCACCACGACGAATGGGTCTTCATGGACATCCGACACAAAGACCTAAAGGCGATACTAACTTACATTAGGCATCTAGAAAGCGAGATTGACGATTTGTATCGTCAGGCAGCTTACAACAACTAAAGGGCCAATGGCCCTTTTTTATCCCCACAGACTTGACACAATGGGCGAATGATGCGAGTCTATTAATGTGAGGACGGTGATGATCGTTGCGAGAAGCGAGTAGGCTGGGCTGAATTTGAGATGATGGGCGGACATGATAGTACCGCACAAGTCATGCTTTGGTTAGCTATGACTTGTGCGGTACTTGTTCGTCAACAATCACTTATATTGTTTTGCCATGAATTCTTCGCGATCATAACCGAAAATCGTGTCATACATCGGATGGTTTGGATTACCTTCATCAAGCATGTGACGCGGCGTCTTTTCCAATTCTTCGCAGGCATGTTTGTGGGCGAGCTTGGCAATTTGGAGAGCAATCTTGCTATCGAACACTGCCTGATGAACTGTGCGCTTTTCCATTTCCGTATCTCCTCATTTCGATAACCAACATTCCCACATTCCCGAAATTATGTCAACACCCATTTTATTTTAATTTCATGACGATTGTTTGTTGACATGTATGGGTAAATGTGGGAATGTTGGTTATCGAAACACAAGCCAGATGGAGCAAGGCAATGGTTATCAAGATCGTAGAAAACACAAAATGGGAAACGTACAAGGCGTGGCAGTTTGGTCTTGGGCTTGTGTCCAAGCGTTCGAACAAAACAAGTGCAGGCAACTATGATGGCGATGCCATCTTCTGTCACAAGATGAGCGAATTGGAAGACCTGACGGACGAAAAAAAAGCAGAAATCCAAAAGGACTGTGAAGAACTTGTTCGCCTTCTCAAAAAGTTCTATTACGAAGACGATTATGTCGAAACCAATGAATAAAGGCCCTTCGGGGCCTTTTCTTTTGTCACACAAAATAGCATAAGATGAATTCCGGAACCGAACCAATTAGTTCAATGAAAATATTTGTTGACAGGGGGTGGGAGATTGTGTAGGGTTTGGGTAGTTAACAAAGGAGAGACGAAGATGCAAATCAAGATTCGAGACCATGTAATCACTCGCGAAAAGCTTGAGAATGGCGACATGTTGTATTGTGTGAGCCGCCATGGTCTAAGGACTTATCACAAGTATCTAAGCGAGGCTTCAAGGGAAGTCGCTGAAGAGCAAGGCCATACCGAAATGTATTGGGTCGCGGGTTTTGTGACGGCGATTGAAGGAATTTGGTTGGCGGAGTGTTGACACCTGTCAACTATTCATCGTCAACGTGATCGATGGTCTTCAATTCCGGTTCGCGGGTGTCAAGAATAGCAAACGTGATTTGGTTAAACAACGGCTGACCTCCGGGGCCACTAATCTCTTGACGTTGAACATCGCTATAGTCATGACCAAAGCGATTCTTCATCTGGAAGATGTAGGCAGTTGCATTGAAGCCGGGGACTTTGCCAAAGGTTGCATCTCTTGCGCGTTCTTCCCACCAACGTTGGGATGCCTGTTGAGCCAACTTGACGGCATTGTCAAAGGCTTCATGCTTGCCGCGCCAGTCGGTCATAGTCTCGCGCAAAACACCACAGGCTGACGCCATTTCAGTCAATGAGCCGCCTTCTTCGCCAACGTCAATTACGGTTTGGCAAAACTTTGGATCGTATTTTGTGGGACGGCCCATAGTCATTTATTAGCGGACTCTAATGTTATGTTATTACGTTTCGGGTTTTATGACGACGGAAAAGTTTGAGGTGATCAAAGATTTTTGTTGACAGGGTTGGGATGATATGCGAAGGTTAATCATCGAAAGGGAAATGGTTCCCAAAGTTAAGGAGATAGGCAGATGACAACTTTCCTTCACATGCACACGCAGATGGCAACCAAGGCACTCATGCAAGCTCGCTACACCGAAGGTCTTTATGACTTTCCCGAAAAGGAAGCGAAGCGCGTTCGCGAATTGCTTATGTCTGGTTGGGCTGATTACAAAGGCGAAGCGGTCACAAATGATGATCGTGAATTGGCTTGTAAGTTTATGAGTGTCTGACCCTAGAGCCTCTTCGGAGGCTCTTTTCATTTCAAGCCCGCTGTGAGAGGGCTAGGGTCTGAGATGGCTTGACAGTAGGCTCTGGGTTAGAAATCGCGTCAGCGGGCAACGTCGTGGGAATGAGAGGCATTCTAGCGGCATATCCTAGATGATCTTCGTTCCACCACGAACGACGGGCGAGAATTTATTTTCAATCATCGTGCATTTTCCTGTTGCGTTGGGTTTGGAATCGTGTAGATTGGGATCATCGAAACGGAGCGGATGGCTCCACAAACAAACGGAGAATGACAATGTTTGCAAACAAGGCTTCCGAAGGACTTTTCAATTCCATCTATACCGATCTTTTTTCGCTTGCCACAAACCAACAGAAGGCCATTTATGGCAAGAACGGTAAGAACTACCGTGTAGGTGAATGCCAAGAATTTCTCAATGAGTTTTGCAAAAGCAAGCGGACTATTCTTGAGGCGTTGGATTTCATCAAACTTTGGAAGTCTTACGGCTACTGAAATCAGGCTCCTCCGGGAGCCTTTTTCTTTGCCCTATTGTTCAAGCTGCCTAAAAACAAATTCATTGAGACTGTCAAACAAATTCGACGGGTCTAGTTCAAATGCCGTTTCGCCTAGCTTGAATCCACAAACATCCCAGAAGCGTGACAGACTTGCATCAACAGCAATGACCTTCCATCCGTCGCCTTGCCAACAGCCAATCAACAGAATTGAGTTATAGCCATGATCCGCGAGGTTTGTGTGCCAGCGGATTTGTGCGGGCCTGACAGCGCATGTCCAGACTAAGCCTTGATCATCGACCGAACCAATCTTGACTTCGACTGGCAACAAGCCACTCGACACACCAAGAATCAAATCAGGTACGCCTACATCCGATCCTTGACCGGGATGCAATTGCGTCAGCCAGCCAGACCAGTTCGACTTGAACCAGTTTTGAAAGTCGCGCTCTGATGGATTGATTGTTTTCTTAGCCATGACGCATACTAACATAAAACAAACAAAAAGTCAAGCACAAAATTCACATTTAAACTTGAGTAAAATAGTCAGCTCCACACTGTCCACACCGTTTTGGGATTCCCTCTTTCTATTATTACTTCTATAATTATACTTTTATATTTATATTGAAAGAAAGAGAAAAAGGTGATGACAGTGATGGATTTAGAAAACTCTAAAATACTATCGTCTTGTTTTTATTGTCTTTTATCCAAAGTCAACAGTCCCCAAAATCCCCCACACTGACTCCACACTAAAAATCCAGTGATGAACGTTTTGAGGGATTTACTCAACCTTTTTATGTCACGTCATTTTATACAACCTACACACGAAATACACAAATCATAAATCCATAATCCACATACATTCGACTCCACACTTTTGAGCAATCGACACCTGTCCTCAGTCCTAAAACAAAGGACAAAACACCCCATAAATTATTTCAATATATATATTGACAGCAGCTATAATTTATGATATAACTACTACTGCCGCATGTTGCGGTCTATGTTGAACACTAATTTGAGGTCAAAATGTTCAAAATTTCTGGTCGCGGGCGCTTCTATTCAGAAAACGGATTGCCCTATCTCGACAAAAATGCGCGCAATAAAGCGGCAGCACTAGCCCCAAAAGCCCCTGTCAAGCCTCTTTTCCCCTTCAATGAATTGCAGCCGGGGGACTGGTTTGAGATCGAATTCCCCACTGGCAAAGAACAATCTATGCGCACAATGCTACATCAACATGCTCGTCTTGAGGGCGTTTGGATCAAGACGTTTGTGAAGACTGCCAACAAAAAGACTACTGTTTTTCATATCACTCATGACGGAAAGCGACTGTAAAATGACCACATACACCCCTTCTTTTGTCCCTCAATACCGCTCAAAAACCATTCAAAACGTCTATGATATCGATCTGGAAGCGCTCTATCGCGGCGAGATTCTTGACCAAAGTTTCAATCCATGGGCCATTACAGAGAACGAATTGCGTGACTTTGTCAAGCTTCATGTCCGCAAAATGGGCAACAAAAACCCGTTTGTGACGTTTTCAAGACGCAAGCGAAGTCATGTTCCAAATCATATCTATTGCAATCCGGCTGAAAAATTCTGCCAGCTAGAACAAATTAAACGCGATGAACGCTACTCAATTGCAACCACTGGTGTTTACGAATACTATGTTGAAAACGGCGAGCGCATGTCTCTAGGTGACGTTCGTTTGCGCATTGGTTCATGGATCAAGCGCAACTGTTGCCAAGTCTACAGGACCAGTTACGACCCTGTAACACACATAATGACCTTCTACAATCCGAATTTTGATCCTGACGAAAAGGAACGGAATCAAGCTGAATTCGATGCGGAGATGGCGAGGCTACAAGAGGCAGACAACCGCCCCGAATGGTAACACCCCCACAAACAATAGGCCGGAAAACTCCCGGCCTATGATCTTTGGTTAGTTCAAATAATATTCCTTAACAGCAAGTGCTTTGCCTTCTGGCACGACATCAACAGTCTTGCCGACGATTTGCCCATTGTTCCGATAGTCCTGCATCTTCCAAAGCGACGTATAAGGCCAGCGGCTATTCTGGATTTGCGCATGAACGTTAAGCGGGCCAACAACCTTGTAAAACTCTTCCTTCGCTACCTGTCGCATTACAGCACCTTTCCGAATGCTACGCCATGACGGAAGACGTTGAAAAGAGAATCAACCACTTCGTTGGTATAAACGCCGTTCTTCCAATCTTCACGCGGACGCTTTGCCAGCAATTCCTTATGCGTGTAAATCTTTTCGAAGGCTTCGATAACTTCGTGATGTTCCTTGCTGCCGAGAGTCATTTGCCTGTCTCCTATTTGGCTCATTGCCGTTTCAATGACTACAGAATACACCATCCCCACACACAGTCAACCCATAAAATAAATTATTTTGTCTTCAACTGCGATTCATGAACGAAAAGCTTTTCAACCCCTTGCTTTGATCCAGTGTCTTTAGTCAATGTATTGTTAACCTTCTTCTCCCAAACACAAACCAAATCGCTAGGCGCATTGTATTCGCTAACAAACACCTGATGGCCTTGCCCCACCTTGACGCGGCACCAATGCCAAAATGCCGCATGATCAAAACCACCTGTCGCATATTTCGTTGTGCCTTCATATGGCGGGTCACAATATATGATTGAATTTTGCGGGATTGAAAGTTGATCGTAGGGCGAGCAAATGAAAGCAACACTCTTGATTTTTGGCGCTTGCTCTAGCAGATTGCGGCAACTTTCGGCTGCATAGTTGCGCGAAGTCCCATTCGTATTATTGCCTCTAGCATAGCCTCCAAACCATTTACCAGAATATGACGCACCAAAGCCAATAAAGCCCGTTTGGGCGTCGATAGTGCGAATCTGTTGCGCTTGCCTATATTCCTCTTCCGTCACATTCTCAGGCGGAATCCAACCATTAGCAACGGCATCAAGCAACACAATCAAATGCGGATGAATATCCGCACCAATCCGATTACCGTCAACCTTGTCAATCATGTTTGCACCGCCCACGAACGGCTCAACATACCACTGCCCCGGCTTTTGATCTTTCAAAATGATCGGCAATAGTTTCTTGGCGTGGCGGTTCTTACTACCCATGTATTTCATCAATTTTCTTCCTTAACGATGACTTTGTAACCACGCGCCGTAAGATTGGTGATAACGAGTTCTTTAACAAAAGTGTCCGTTGTGCGAGTTTCAGACACAATCAACTGTGCCTTGTCGTTTGTGAGCGCCACGATTGTGTAGGTCATGTCCGTATCTCCTTTGTTGATGATTTCAATTTACACTAATCTGCCATAACGTCAACCCATAAAATAAATTATTTCACCCCTTGACTATCACCCCAAATCCCCATACACTAATCTCATGTCAACAGGCAACGAACGGCAACCGTGCGCGCTTTTTGTTTTGTGATATGGGCAAATGAAAAGAGGGCGTTAGCCCCTCAATCAAATGACCAATCGATGTTGGCTTTAACAAGTTGTTTGCGAGCGATTTCATCCGTTTCAAGTGTCGCAAACATTGAACCAGCGGCGACTACACGAACTTCACCAAGCGTACGGCAAGCTTCGATCAAATCCTGAATTGCGATACGAACGTTTTTCATTTTTGTCTCCGTCATTTGCGTTTCGATGATTTGACTATATAGAGATTCAGCCGCCTGTCAAGCGGCTATCTCAAAATACTCCAGAATTGTTTCGATTGTCAGCGGATAACCGCAAGAAAGCTTTGCTTTCTTTTCCCGGTCAACAGTCGCCATGCCACTGCGATTCGACACTTCGGAAGACGTAACCATGAACCGATCACCAATCTTGACATGAGCAGCGCGACCACGCGCACCAGCAAGCTTAAGACCAAATTCTTTTGTGGCGATGAGTGTGGTAAACTGTTTCATGTCTGGCTTCCTTTGTGTTGTCCGTTTCAATAACAACACAATCGCATGATTCGTGGTAGGTGTCAACATGAAAAGAGGGCCGAAGCCCTCAAATGCTTGGTTTAACCGACATAAAACACATTCACGCATTTATGTCGGTTCTTTTTCCTCAAAATCCTTACATGACGGATCGTCATGCTTCGCATATGCAAACGGCTCTTTATTGCATGTCGCTGGCATTTTAAAACCTTGTAACAGATACCCCTTGTGCCAAAATTTGCAATCTTTACACGTTTTGTTCATGCACCCTCGCAATCATGGCATCAGCAATTTTAAAAGCCTTGTCTGCAAAATATTCTTCCGCCGTCATTGCGCCTTTATAGAATTGCAAGTCACTCGCGCATTGTTGTATGATTGCACCAATACATTGAGAAGCGTAATACTCACGCATTGACATTCCGCTAGTCTCGTTTGGATTTGGGAACGCTGGATAATTCATGTTTCATACCTTTTTGTGCAGTTTTCTGACAGTTTAGGGCGCATCAAGCGCCCTTTCTGTAAGCCCCGATTGTAGTGTTCAAAGAACCGTCGTATTCGAACACACGAAAAATTTCCACGTAGCTTGCACCCTTGTCGATCCAAGACTTTTGGATATTGAGTGCATGATCAATATCATCAGCGATAAGCTCAGATTCGCGCCCCTCCTTTTCAAACCGAACCACGAACGGGCAAGGAATGTCAAACGTCGAGTTGACGATCATCTGGAAACGTTCGTTATCAGTTGCGTAAGCCATGATGTAAGCCCCTCCTTGGGCAGATGACAAAGGCTTGATTGCCTTTCGATGCTTAGATCATACACTATTCAAACCCTATGTCAACACCCTCAAGCAAATAATTCCGCTAAAAGCGCATCATCATCCATTTCCAACAGAATCTGATCCAACGGCTTCAAATCCGCCGCCTTCGCCCCATTGGTCACAAGCCGCTCATGAAGCTTGCCCGCTTCTTCCGCTTCTGCCAAATTGTCAAAAGTCCCTTCGAAGAAGACTGCCCCATCATAATCCCAAACGGTAACTGTCATCAGGTCGGTGACTTTGTTTCGTGCGCTGCGGGTCCACATTGGTTTGTTTCCTTTGTTCGCATTTCCAATAACCAAACACTACCACATTATGCGATAGTGTCAATGGTTATTTTCACTTTTTCTCCAATTCCGCCAACGCAAGCCAACAAATATTGGCATTCGTATATTGCCCATCGTCGTCAAGACGCAAGGCCAAACGCTCTAGGCGGCTTGTCAGGCGCAACAGATGATCGTATTCCTGCAACGTTGCATCTTTGTTAAATAACCCCCTGTAAAGCCGCTGATATTCGCCGGGATTGATCGTCTCAAGAATCTGGCAAATCTTCTTCACGTCCAGATTAAGGACGCTTGCCAGTCGCTTCAACTCTTTCGTTAGTTCCTCATCACTCATAAGTTTTGAGGGGCTTTCGCCCCTCCTCCTTTTTTTATCGAACCTTGCGGATAACAGCCCGGTAAAAATCGCCGGGAACATAATCGCCACCTTCTTTGGTGCGGATCACATCACCATATTTGCGGTCAATCCAGATGGCAACAACTTCACGCGAACCAACAACCGTTTCATAGATATCGCCTACAGAAAACTTGCGGTCTGCGTAGTGGTAATTTTGAGCGTTCATGACAATCTCCGTTTGTTTGTTTGTGTCCGTTTCGATGATTAGAGATTAGCATATCTAGAAATCGTGTCAATGGTCAAAAGTCAATTTTCTCATAAATCTCGTCAGCAAGGCGAGTAAGATCGAACCTTCCGTCTAAAACCGTTGCCTCTGGATATGTAAAATCGGCATATACGTCATGTTCACGACCTTCTAGCCACTGCCTGTGAAATTCCTCGACAATCGCCTCAAGAATCTTTTTTGTTGTCACTTGCCTATTCATCATAAACCTCCACCATCAATTCCAGCGCCATAAGCGCCCGCTCACGCATCTTGTGTTGCGGCGGTTCGTTCCCACTAGTCGTCCATGTCACGCTAACGCCTGTAGGCTTGTGGTGCGCACAATAGACCATATTCCAGCCGCCTACGCCCATACCGTGCCGTAGGTCAAAGCTTGTGATTTCTATGTCATCGCGGTTCATTTCACACCCAACCTCGTATTCCAATTAGCTGCCGCATCGCTAGGTTTCTTGAAACGTCCTCGCCAACTCAAAGAACCCCTAGTGTCAGCCGGACAATCGCTATATTCACTTTCGTGAACCACGTAATAGTCTGGATTGTTTGCCTTCGGCCATGGGCAATATATTTCTGCCTCACCGCCGCAAAACGGACAAGCCTCAAGCTTGAATGGATAGCTCATCTCTAACCATCCCTCCCCATAACATTCAACAATATTCCACCCACCCAAATCATCCCAAAACCCCAAATCACAAGACTAGAAACACCTTTCATAGTACTGCTAAGCTCAAAAACATAATCCATAAGCATTACGCAAGTAATACTTGCAGCCATGCAAACGATCATGATCGTGAGAATTATGACCATTGATTTTAGGAGGTTGAGCATATTAGTCAAGCCTCGACAAATTCGATTTCATAGATATTGCCATAAGCCGCAATCAGATCGTTGCGATAGCGACCATGGGCGACATATCCGCCATCCTCATCACGAAGAACCCAGCGACCAGCAAACGGAATGCCAAGGCTGCTATTGCCATATTCGCGGCGACCAATCAACTTTTCCATCTCACTCACTCCTTATCTAAACCGAGAACCATTCCCGTTTGTCTATGCACTGATAGTCGCATGGTTTAAAATCCATGTCAACAAAAAAAGCGGCATTCACGCCGCTTTAATTCGTCAATAATTTTCAGCCTCAATCCTTGTGATAAAGAAATGAATACCACTTGCACATTCCGTCTGCCAGTCATCGCTAAACGAATCTGGATAAACCCGCTCACCAACGTGATATTTCGTCTTTCCGTCATGTGACGAAACGCCCACGTCAGCACCAAAGATTTCAATAACGTCAGCGTATTCAGCACGGCATTTGCGACCAAAGGCATGTGACCGCTTTGCCTCTTCTGGGATGCGAAGCTTTACAATTACATTATCGCGGCACTTTTTCCAACCGATGATAGAACCTTCCGGCAGAATTCGCGTCTGTGCGACAACCAATTCTACATTTTTCGCACTACGGAGGTCCGCACTACGGAGGTTCACACTACGGAGGTCCGCACCATAGAGGTCCGCACTACGGAGGTCCGCACCATAGAGGTCCGCACTACGGAGGTC